GTTGATGTTGATGGTATTTTAGAAGTAAATCCGAATGGTTACTATCTGTATTTTAATATAGATGGCAACACAAGAAACCTGATGCGAATGGATAATAGCGGCACTCAGAAGTGGGATTGTCGCTTAAACAGCAATGGTAACCTTGAGTGGAGAGATTTTAATGGTACTGAAACTTTTGACATACAGGCAACACTATCTAAGCAAGCAGGATCGTTCAAGATAAGCCATCCTGATCCTGCAAAGACAGATACAGAATGGTTGTATCATTCATTCGTAGAATCACCAACAGCAGGCGACAACATCTACAGATGGCAGGTAGAGACAGTGAATGGGACTGCAACTATTGAACTTCCCGATTATTATAAGCACTTAAACGAGAATGACCAAGTTTGGGTTTCTGCTTTCAAGCATTTTGGACAAGCCTATGGCGAGGTAAACGAGGATCAGACAACACTAACTATTACCAGCAATCAAGATGGCAAGTACAATGTTTTGCTTATAGGAACTCGTAAAGATGAGGCAGCCGTTAATGCTTGGAAAGGAACTGAAAGACTTAAAACACAAGAAGAATTATCATAAACTAAACCAACACAAAAATGAGCCATATAACTACACAATATCAATCAGTGACTATTGACCCTAGTGGGACAGTATCAGTGCGAGTCAGTAAGATATTTATTGATGACAACGAAGTAGAAGTAGCAACCGCTAGAGATAAAGAATACTTTCAAAGGGATGCTACTATTACCAATCTACCAGCACATTACCAATCAGCTATCAACGCCTTTTGGGCAGGATTACCTGCCATAGAAGAGGAGCAGCCTGCCGAAGAAGAGGAAACTCCTGAAGAAGAGTCAGAGGGTGGCGAATAGGTATAGATTTTGTATATTTGGTTAACGTTAACGTTAATTAATTTATATATATAAAATGGAAAATAAAGAAGCAATCATTGAAGAAAACAAAGAAATATTGCAAGGCTTGCTTAACCAGAGAAAGGGATTAACAATACAGTTAAACCAAGTATCTTATCTTATTCAAGGATATGAAAATACTATAAAAAGCCTTGAAGAAGAAATTGAAGAACAACAGGAACCAGAGGTAGAGGAGGTATAACCAACGATACCTGTACATTATGTAAGACGATGATAATGAAAAAGAAGCTGACCAAGAGCCAGCAGACAATGCTGAGTAAACACTCAGTACATCACAGTAAACCACACATGGACTTTATGCGTAGGAGAATGCTCATGGGCGACTCCTTCGCTGAAGCCCATAGAAAAGCACAACAAAAAATAGGTAAATAATTATGTATCATGGATCACACTCAAAAAAAGACAAGAAAGACAAAAAGAAGAAAGGAGCCAAAAACGGCAGAATGGTCTCTATGAAAAAATCTGGTCGCAGTAAGAAACGTTAGTTTATTCCCATCTTTGGGAAATCCTCATAATAGGGGTCATCCCCCTTTCTTCCAACTGCGTCCATGTATCCATCAAGATAGCCTTTTCTAAAAGACTCTTTTATATCGTCTTCTGAATTTTTCATGCGTACAGATAGGCCAATTAAAAAGCCTATAAAGGTCATTGTTATTGAAAACACAAAAAAAGTAATTATTTCCATCATAATTACCTTTTTTCTTGAACCATCTCTAAAAACTCTTCCATATTTAGCTTCCTACGGCTTATCCTAGGCACAGCCATCTCTTTATATGCATCTACGGTTTCGTCCGCTATACGGCCATTCTCGTCCATATTATGCATTCTGTGTTTTATTAGGTGCATTATTGTGGTATGATCCTTACGATTTATTACATTTCCTATGTATTCGTAGGTGCAACCAAATTTTCGTAATGCAAGTGCGCAAGTTTGTCTAGCATCTACCAAATATGCCTTTCTACTTTGACTCCTTAGTTCGTTTCGTGTTATTCCAAATCTATTACATACGGAACTTACAATATGTTCTGCTATCATTTTGTTTTCTGTCATTGTGTTAATAAAAAACGCCCCCCACTAAAACATTTCACAGCATTGGGGGGCTGATGCTCGCATTGTAAAATGTATATAATTGAATGTAATTAATTATCCACAAACAGTCAATGACACTAATTTTTTTTACTAGTGTTATCAATCTTTGATATTTTGATTGGCTTTACTGTCCTTACTTTTATTTTAGGATCGGAACGATTATCTACGATGACTGTTTTTATTTCCTTTCGCCTTTGTATTGCCATTTTCCATCCTCATCTGCTTCAAATTCATGGTATCGGTCACCTTTATGGTCGCAGTGTATAAACTGTTTGTCAGGATAATAACAGATGCGCTTATAATCTGACATTCTTAGTTCTTCGAGTAAAAGTTCCATGTTAGCGCACGTATAATCTACCGCCCCTAGCCCAGTAAAGGTATGCTCACTGGTTCCAGACCTGCCATGTGACAACTCCCAATCTTTAGACCTATACCCACTGTTTTCAGACACTTGTATAGATTGACCTATTTTGTGTCGTATAGGATTAATTATCGACTTATGATATTTTTCTATCTTGTCAACTACATGGATCGGAACATCACTCATAACTCTATCAACAAGAAATTCTTTAATGCTAAAATAATCGTAGTACATACTAATTTGATTAGTTAAATGATAAAATCTATGTAGTTATAATAGCAATATCAATACTTAAAAAGATAAATCTATCTGCATTGATTGTTCATTTTTATTTAAATCATCTATGCCACAAAATCCATTACACTCCATTAAAGGCTCTATGGGCCTTCCTTTTTTTTGTGATATGTTTAAAACATCTGGATAGTCTGGATGAGAAACTAAAAATAACCTGTTGTTACGACCTCCACTTTGATCCTTTAACATAGTAACAGGCTCTCCTTTTAGATCTGTAAGAAGATGCTCCCATACTGCCATTTTATAAAATTTACTAGGCTCTTGTCTTTTTATTTGTTGCCAATATCCTATTCCACCTTGTACGCATCCAGTTTGAAAACAATTATTATTGTTATAACCCATTTTGTATGTTGCAGGAACTTCTATACCTTCATTCTGTATATAATCAATACAATCTTCTTTGTACATACCCATTTGTAACAATGGGAATATAGGATTAGTATTTGGATAATTTAATTTCATAGATTCAGCCCTATTAAATTCTTTCTTCCCAAACTCAAAACCAAATACTTGATGATCATATTGATGTTCTTTTTGATATTGCTGTCTAGTTTTTCTTTTTAGTTCAGAACTGCAGACAGCACCATTTGCCACATTCAAAGATAGATATTTTAACCACACTTCACGAATATCATCGTACTCAGGATTCTTTATAGATTTTATTGGCAAATCATACCACTTCTCGCAATCCATTAAAAATCTATATGTGTCAGGGTGTTCATTCATTGTGTCAATAAATACAACATCAACACAGTCTTTACCATACTGATCTATAACAATTTTGCAAGCGACTGCACTTGTCACTCCGCCACTCCACCATGCTAATATTTTCATATTTTTTTTGTTAAATAAAAAGGATAGGGGCTTTCACACTCCCCATCCATACAATAACATGATGAAAAAAATTATACTAATTTTTCATAAATGATACGTGCTATTTCGTCACCATTAAAATCAAAAGGGTAAAGGTGTGTCCACCTCCGCAGACGGTGCGCCTTCTTTTAGATCCCTTGCTAGAGATACGGTTCCATTTGTCCAAAACGATACACCGTTCCCAACGTAAAAACGTTCCTTTTTAGCTGCTCGCTCTTCCTGAGACTGAGCCACCCATGCGCTAACGTTGTTGTCGTATCTGTCGACCTCATCATTAACGCTTATAGTAATATTTATACCCTTAATTTTAGGGTCTTTACTTTGCTTGGCTTTTATGCCAGCTACTAGTGTTTCTAGTGTTTCTAATTTTAAATAGACATCTGATAAAAGTGCCATAATATTATATGATTTAATTCAGGTTTTATTGAACGATGAAATATACGCTCATCACACGTCTTGTACAAGCTAAAACGGTTGTTTAGCTATCTCAAGTCCTTTGTCTCCGTTGTGGTTAAGCTCTAATCTTTCGTGACTAATCACACCCCTTCTAGACTTAACCAACTTAACAAACACGCTATTATAGTTGAATCTTTGATCCTCATGCCAACCCATTACTTTTTTAGTAAGGCCATCGTTTATCACCAAAGATTGAACCATAGAAGGTCTAAAAACTGAGGTCATGCAATGGGCTACATTCTTAATAACTTGCGCCCATTGTGCATCTTTGTATCTAGGCTCTAGTTGCCAGCCATGTCTTACGTGGTCATTTATGGTTACTTGACTAGGTACGATTACCACTACATTGACCTCCTTAGCTATCTGTTTGAGTATCTTGGTCACATAATTTAGTTCTAAGGTTCTAGAATCAAATCTACCCTTAGCATATACTTCTTGTATATAGTCTATTACTACAAAGTCTAGCCCATGCTCTTGTTTAACCAGCTTACATACCCTTTTTATATCGTCTATATCATCCTTGTCATCTACGATAAACATCTTATCACAATGATCCATCGAGTTTAGGGCTAAATGCTTGGCTGTGTTAACATCATAATCCTCCATCTGAAACCACAATCCAATATGCCCACTATTCAAAAGTTGAGATGCCAAGAATAACGAAAACTGCGTCTTGCCATGACCAGAGTCTGCAAGTATTACATTTATATCTCCTTTATGAAGCCCTACATCTTTAAAAAGCTTATGGTCTATCACACCAACGCTAGTTGATAGCTTTTCCTTAATAGGATTATTGGATTCTCGCTCAAAAATTTCAATAGGGGTCAATGCTCCTGAGTCACCAGTCTCATCAGTATCCTCAGATAACTTAGATATATGTAACAACAAGTCATCAGTAGTTATATCTTCTTTTTGTGAGAAATGATATGTTTTAGCAATAGAGTCTTTTAGTAATCTACGATCCCTCTGCTCTTTTAAGGCAAAAGCATAGGATTTTATTTTATCCTCACTTGGAATCCCATGCATCTGCATTCCTAAAATTTGGTCGTACGGATAATCCTTAAGATTTGCACTAATCGTTTCAGCATCAAAGAGCATCCCCTCACCATGTTGTCTACAGGCTTCTAAATAGATTGGGTATCTGTTTGGGAAATGGTCTTTATCGGTTATGTCAAATATTAAGTCTCTATATTCAGCGTGATTTAGCAAAGTTCCTATAAGGCACTCTTCTAGATGTAAGTGGTTCATGTTATTTCATCATACTTCATCCCACCATATTTGGTTAATGAATATATGCTAGGATGAGTTGTTGTTGTTATTATTCCTGACTCAACCAAACAAGCTATAGTAGAAAATACAGACCAATATTTATCCTTAGAAGGATCAAAGTCCATAACTCTTTCAATATCAACAAACCTAACTGGAGTAGGACTGTTTTTGATTAGTTTTATAATTTTTCGTTCGTTTGGAGTCATTTTTCTTCTCATTAACTTCTTAAATCTTTTCTGTTTACGTTTCCTGACTTAGTAAACCTATGAACCACCCAGCCCTTTCGATCATACCATGTCATAGCTAAAACATGAATATATCTAGTAGCAAACTTCTTAGCAAAACGAATATAATTTTTTCTTGCAGGTGGGGTGTTCGTTTTTACTTGTATAAAGTAAACACCCTTTTCAGATAGTGCTATCAAATCAAATCCTTCAAATCTACATTCATGTTTTTTTTCACAATTTTTAGTCCAACATTTTGTGCAATACCCTGCAAAGAGGTCTTTGTAGAGATTATAGCGGCCACCCATCTCTACCTCGTCCACCAACATACCTTGACCCTCTAAATAGGTTATAGCTTTGCGTATTGTTCTTCTACCCTTGGCCCTGCTCATAGTGTTACTTAGAACACTTCTCGTATGAATATGAAACCCCCACCACCAAAGAGATGATGATGAGGGTTATTGCCATGGAGGTAATCAAAATGGGAGTTTTTCGTCCAATATTGCATCTTTCAAGTCCCTATTGCGTGTAGGGATTGATTGCCTTGTTGGCTTTGTATGATTCAAATTTCTATGGTCTACACTATCTGCATCCTTGGAATCATCAAGCAAAAGCAATCCTGAGAGGGCATATTTTCTAGCATAACTTGAACAAGTTCCAGTGAGTTGCATCAAATCCATGCCCTTCTTTGTTTCAGGCTCTCTAGCTAATGCAGATCCCTTAATTACTTGTCCATTTTTCTCAAGTGTAACAATTGCCTTGATGTACACTCTATCTGATATGAATAGAACCTCATCCTCTATGGTGAGATTCACATCATGTTTGGCTAGTAAAGGTTTTACTGCCTCAAGAATATCATCTAAATTTCTATACTGATAGTTAGAAAACTTATTAGTTCTATTCTTGGGTACATTCAGTTCATTCTGAATTTTCGTAAGTATTTGTTGTATTGTTTTTTTTGTTTGGCTCATAGTTCTGTTATTGTGTTTTGGTTTATTAATCCTATTGAAGAATCATTTGGATGATCCTTCCATTCGGCTATCTGCACTAAGGCAGTTGACATGTCATTGCATGCTTTTCTGTAAGTTTCTTCACTTAGCATGTATACGGCACTATTATATGGATACTCTTTCTCAATTGCAACAAAGTAGAAATCAGTACAAGCTAGCCCTAATACCATGCAATAAAATACGGCCTGTATGTCATACCGATAACGAAAGAAATCAGAACGAAATGCTTTTTCACTAGCATCTTTACATGACTTCCAATCTATTACAGCAACTGGATTTTCATCTTGTACAAGCATTTTGTCAGGGCGCACCCTGAACTTGATAGGTCTATATTTTTGAAAAGAGTCATCAGTGAATAATGAATATTCATCCCAAACAGCGTTATACTCATAAACATCATGCATTGCTGCAATAGCTTTGTTCTTCTTGACACTTTCATACATATACTCGATACGCTCAACGTCATCCAAAGAAATGATTAATTGATCGTTATCAACACCCTTCTCAAATTCTGTCTTAAAGGCCTTGTATTCCTTAGTCATAGTAGGGGCCATAATATTTGGTCGGGCCTCTTTGATCGAAGATATGATGTCTCTATCATCAAATGTAACAAACCTACTGTGAAACTCTGTCTTAGACTCAAAGTAAGTATGCATAGCATCGCCAAACACAAGGGCTTGACTTGTCTCAATCGGTTGCAACGCTTTGGCGATAGAATGCTTGGCTACATTCTTAACAAAGCTGCTAGATATATAATCCGTACCATAAGCATGGTATTCTTGGTTTGACATGTTACTGAAAATTTTCATGTATCGGGACCTCCATAGGAAAATTTGGTATACTTATCATTGGTAAGCGAAAAGCTTTAATGTAGTGTTCTAAACACCAAAACAACTGTTCCAAATCATCTGTAAGCATTGTTTCTGGCATCCTTTCATAGTCCTCTGGCGTACCTTGTTTGTCATAAAATACTTCATGTATACTGTATGTAGTTTGATCTTCACCACCACTGTCATCAATCATAACTCTAAAGTTCCATGTATTCTGGGGCATATTCTTAATCCTTTTTAAATTTTTGTGAAAGTAAATACAATTTAGTAGTTTTCCACAAGATCACAAAATAAATTTTTATGCATGACTGAGCAAGAAGGATTTATACCAATACCAAACAAGATTTTCGATAAATACATGAGAGAACTAAAGCCAACCGAATTTTTAGTGCTTTGTGCTATCATTAGGAAGACTTGGGGTTGGCGAAAGAAGGAAGACAAGATTAGCGTGTCACAGTTGATGGAACTCACGAGCTGCACTAACAAGACAATAATATCGTCATTGAATGAACTAGAAAAAAGAAAAATAATTTCCACCAAGAAGAGGTTCAAGAAGACAACTAAGATACGATTGAACCTAAAATCATCTAGTGGAATTTTTACACAAGGCAAGGCTTCATCTAGTGGAAAATTTCCATCAGAATCTAGTGGAATTTTTACACACACAACAATACATAACAATACATACAAACCACAACGTGATCCCTCCCCAATATTAGGTGGTTTGATGGATTGGAGAGAATACGAGGATTAGAAACAACAAAACAAAGTTTTTTTTGTTTTAATGTGGATAAGTCTTATATTACTTGTGTTCTAAAATAACAATAACAAAACATGATGAATTATGACAATCAATAAAGAAGAAGCGTATAAATTATTACAGAATCAAAATAACTCAATATTTAGTGTTAGCTTCATAAAGAAGGATGGCACACAAAGAAACATGGTGGCTAGATTAGGTGTTAAAAAACACTTAAAGGGTGGTTCCATGTCCTATGACCCTAGTAAGAAAGGACACGTAATAGCATTCGACATGTCTAAGGCACAGTATCGAACAATAAACTCACATACCTTGACTAGGGTAAAAGCAAATGGTAACACATACACAGTAAGAGGTTAATAATATGCCACTACCAACAGACTACCTATTTAAAACAGAAGACTTAAATGCATTTATTGAAATGATCGATGATGATAAGTGTCCATATGATGCAATGGTTCGATTTATCGAGATGGACATAGAGCATGATGGCCAACAAGAAAAGATGGCATTACTATTTGCCCTAACCAAGCAAGTATACCATAGGAATGCAAAAATACTTATTAATCAAATACTTTAACATGAATATAATAGCAGAAATACAATCACACTTGATACAATCAGAATTTATGGACAGGCCAACAGTAAATAAATACGTAAGAAAAATAGCAACCGAAGACATTGATCATTTAGTTAATGTGTTGCACATCGCTTTAAATGGTGATGCAAGGCAAAGTAAATCATTAATACTAAAACTATTATTAAAGGAACCAAAATGAAACAATTAATTGGTATATTATATCTAAAGTACAGAGGATCAAACATGTCACCATCTGCCTATCTTAGGCTTAAGGTGTTTGAAAAGGAATGTGGTAGTGTATCATATACTCTTATCAATGCAAGGAACATGGGATGTTCTATTGGCAACCTACAATGCGATGATGAATTACCTATGCATGTTTATAAACATGAATATCCTATACATTTATTGAACGAAATAAAGAGATGTCTTGACAGAAGCGTTGTTGAAGTTGATAATTTAGAATTATTGATTGATACGTTTAGATTTAAACATCAAACAAAAACATCTTTTCTTAATGCTCAAAGATTAATTGAATCAGACGAGGTATAAAAATCATAAATTTTTAGTTAAAGATACAAACCCTATGCATTGGCTTGTGTAGGGTTTTTTTGTGCAAATGAATTTTTATGTAATCAAATTTTTATGTAATCAAATTTTTATGTACTTGTGAAATAAATTTTTACGTGTGCTGAAGTTTTGCGTTTTGCGTTTTGGGATTCCCTATCCTATTGAATTGCAGATACTTAGAATAATTTTTTTTTGTTTCTTTGTGGAATATTATTAAATTGTTGGTGTTAACTTTAATTAATTACAATAACATGGAAAAATTAGAAAAAATATATAAAGCCAGTTTTATAACTCTTATTACATTTATGTGGGTATACTTTGGTATGCATGTAATAATTCACATTATATGGGGGTAAAAATGGGATATAATAGAGAGAGGCAAAAATATAATTATGCTAAGTATAAATTCAAGTATGAAGAATTGAAACATGAATTAAGACATGAAGAAAATTATTTTAATCGTCTTGAGATACAAAAAATACAAAGAAGAAGAACACAAAGATTAATAAACAAAAATAAAAATAGGTAATAACATGGCTAAAGAAATGCAAGAATTTAACAAACATGAATTAAAAACATTCGAACGTAATTTTATAAGTTATTATAGCTTAGTAAAAAATCACTGCCCAAACTTATATAAGAATGGTAAAGTCTGGTACAAAAAAGAAAACAAAGAAATAAAAAGAGATGCTAATTATTTTAATATAAAAGTTAAAACATTAACAGAAATTTGCGCAAGATTATCAATTAGAAATAATTGGGATCGAAACAAGATAGATTACAAAAAAGTATGCATAGCAAAAAAATGGAGCATTCCAAGATATAAAATTAAGGTATGCACACCTAACACCAACAAAAATATGGCGTTCGATATTTATGAATATCAAGCTACTATACAACCTAAATCGCTTAAAATTTATGCATTCGCCAAGAATTTACAATTGAATAAAGATTATGTTACAATTGATGTATGGATAAAAAGAGCATTTACTAATTGTTGGGATGTAGAAAAGTTTGACATGAATGCAAAACAATATGAACAATTAAGTAACATAATAAAAAAACTTGCTAAGGAAGAAAATTTAATACCCTACCAAGTCCAAGCAATTGCATGGAATGGTGCAAGAAATAATATTTTTAATAAAGATACTATATACAAGAAGGGAATGTACTCCGAACCAAAAAAGAAAAATAAGAACACTAAAAAAAGAGTACACAAAAATGAATTTACTTTTATAAACTAAGCTTCAAAAATAGTAAACTTTACAATGGCCGTATTATTATACGGTCATTTTTTTTGTGCCTATATTTTAATATTATATAATAAAAATATATAATAAAGCTGGATTTAATAATTTATTATTATACTATATAATTAAAATATATAATTAAAATAGATTTTTAATACGATAATAAGATCGTATTTTTATATTATACAGGGGTATATATATTAAAATATATTTGCATACGCCCTAAATACCCTCCCTTTCGCAAAAGAACCAAATTCAAAAAAAAGTGTCAATTGTTTGGAATTGTGCCTATTTTTGACGTTTTTTGTCAGTAGTGTAAACTAACCAATTAGTATGTCGTGGCATAAAAAAGAGGAGATTGAGTCCAGAGAGCAACTTGCCAAAGAGATACAGATAGTGATAGAGTGTTTGAGCAAAATACCTAGTATGTCTGATAAGTTGCCTAACTATATTTATAACCGTATAGGGTCAATAATGGACTTTGTGCGAAAAAATGGGTGGTTATGAATCCTGACTTTAGTAGTGAAGAGAAAATAGAGATATTGAATGATTGTGTCATGCTAGGATCGGTGACAAAGGCTGCTGACAAATGGGGTGTGTCAAGACAGACGATTTACAAGTGGAAGAAAAAGAGAAGTGACATAGAGCAGGAAGCTAGAGAGTCTGATATGATAGTAAAGGCTAGGACTGGCTTGATAAGTGATGACGAGGTTTTGGAGGGCATATCAACGTACAAGCAGTTGATGTCCAGAGTCGGTTCATTGGAGGATAGAAAGGAGAAGTTGTCTGCTAAGGTTGAGTATATCTTGGTGAAGGTAGTTAATATATTGGAGCATCATCCAAATCTTGTTGATATACATCCCAAAGACCTGAGTAAGATAATGAAGGATTTACACGACGTTCGTAAAGAGTTGAGCAACGAGCCGACCATTATTATAGAGTATAAGAATAAGGTGCGAGAGCAAACACTGCAAGTTCTTCAAGACTTTCTAAACATGGATCAGTTGAGGGAGTTTGCGCAAAGAATGGAGGCAATAGAAGCAGAGTATGAACTCGTTTAAAGCAATACAAAAAAAACAATATGAAAAAGCCCAAAAGTCAGAAGAGTTATTTTGCAAGATTACAGGAGCCGTAAAAGGCACAAAGCAGGATGACTACAATCACATTGATGCTCGAATCGGTGAGGTGACCTATGATGTTAAGGGTATTAAAAACTGTCATAGTAAAGGATATATTCTAATAGAGTTTAGGAATGTGCAGGGTAAAGCTGGATGGTGTGGCAGTCATGGAGCGGACAAAATAGCCTTTCAGTTTGATGGGGAGTTTGTTGTCGTAGACAATAAGACGTTGTATAAGTACGTGCAGAAAAAGATGATCCCTAAAATAAACAACAAGAAAGGTGTGCTAAGAGGCAATAGCCTCCACAAGAAGTATGGGTTCAGTACCCTTGCTTATACGCTAATGGGTAGGAACGATAGAAAGGACATTTTTATATATATACCAAAGGAAGACTTGATGGAACTAAAAGAGGAGGTATATACCTATGAAAATTAAGTTGTTCAAGTTTCCTATATTTAAGACGAATGTCTTTTTCAAGCACTTGAAGTTTTGGAACAAGGCAAAACCCTTTAAATGTTTAGGTGTTGTTGCTCATGGTAGAAAGTGTGAGGCACAATGCACCTTATGCAAGCGAGCATATGCCCCAAAAAAGTAATTGGTCTGATTTACTTGTAAATGTAGTAGGACACGATCCTCCCTCTGATTCGTTGGAACTTAGAAACTCATTCTTAGAAAATTGTTTGGCGGATCAAGATGGTAGAAAAGTAAAGCAAGCCCATATACATTTAGCCATGCAAGATGCCATTTATAGTTGGCAACAAGAGGCTATATCTAAGAATGCTCGCCTTAATGGTCTTATTCGTGCGCCCTATAATACTGGTAAATCGCAACAAGTTCCTATTGGCTTATCAGCCTATATGACCACACGTAAACATGAACTTGAGACATTGATTGTGTCTGCTGATGGAGGTATTTCGGCTAAAAGAATATTGTCTTTGAGGGCCTTGTTTATGAGTGATATGTACAAGTATTGGTGTAAAGAACATAACTTTAGTGCTGTTGAATTTGATAGAACTGATACTGGATCAACCCAAAGAATAATAGTAAAGAGTCGAAACAGAACAGGCAACCCCACTTATGAGGCGTATGCGGTATTGACTCAAACCACAGGTCAGCGTGCTGGTGTGCTGATTCTTGATGACGTGTGCAATGATGAAGACAGAATATCTACGGCTCGTAGAGAAACGGTTTGGAACAAGGTATCTAACACATGGATCAAGCGTGTTCACGACAAAGGTATTGTTTTGAGTGTGTGTACCCCTTATCATCCTAATGACGCTAATAGTCGGTTAATGAAGTCTGGAATATTTAATGTTCTTCAGGTTTCTGTCAAGGAAGATAAAACAGGGTACAAAGTAGAGGAATGGAACAACCTAAAGTAGTTACATATGCTAGATTTGGTGTTGATGCAGAACAACAAAAAATAGATTTTATAAAAAAAAAGATAGATGATTTTTTGAGCATGATTAATGGCACTCTTGTTGAGCAACATTGGGAGGTGTTGCCTAATGGTCGGTATTCTACTAAAATTTATCCTCTGATAAAAAAGTGTAGCAAAAACGAATGGGATATACTAACTTACGACCTTAAAACCTTACATGAGTACCATTCAGGTGCATTATCTATAGTAGAAGAGGGTGCAGAAGTGGGTGTTCCCATTTTTTTTATAGAAAGTAAGGCTGTTATGCAAACGATACTTAGAGGTTTATGAGAGAACCCGACAAGACTTGGGAAATACCTTTATGGGAAACCAATCATAGTAAACAAAGACTGCTTCAAGAAGAGGCGATGGACTTTCTGTCGTACAAATTGGGGTACGAAATGAGTGAGGAAACAGATGATCCTACGAAGAAGGCATACAAACATTTTGATGGATATAATCACTACCCTGACGGCAATCTTACGGCTCTTGATTACGATAACGGCTATCCTGTTTGGCTTTGTGCTGATTTCAATAGGTCTCCTCATTGTTGGGCTTTGCTCCAAGTTAAAAAATCTCGCAATGGGCTTAAAAAATACATTATTTTTGACGAAATATTCTCAAAAGAAGCCCTTACCACTGAACAAGCGCTAAAAGCGGTAGATTTATTGAGAAAATGGAATATTTCTAAGGTTTTTTTAGCTGGAGACAACACTTCTAACCAAAAAAGTGGTAATTATGGTCGTGTAGGCAAAAATGATTGGGATTATGTGCGAGAAGTGTTTGAAGAAAACGAAATTTCGTATAAAAATGAGCTGGACATTCAAAATCCTAAGCGAAAAGTGCGAGTAGACAAGGTAAACAACGTAATTTATGCTGGCAAAAACGGAGAAAGACGTTTATTGGTCAATACAAGGTGCGAACACGTCATAAAAGACTATATGTACTCTATTGTGAATGATAAAGGGCTAAAAATTGACAATGGTGACAGAGGACATATGTCAGATGCGACAGATTATGCTATTTGGCGAAATGAAAAGGGCAATAATGCCCCAATGTATGTTCTACGCTAATCTCTTCTGATAGCTTTGGTACGTTTACCCATTCCTACACGTTTTTTCTCCCTAATAGCCTCAGAAGCCTTGCCTTTTGCCCTAAGTTCTTTCCAAGTAACAGGTGTTTTAGAAGAAACACGCACAGTAGGTCGGCATTTTTTTACGCCCTTGAATTTAGCTGATCCACAAGGAGAACCGTCTTGAGTAGTCCATTTTTCTCTCATCCATCGGGCTACACCAGTCTTACC